CTATCTGCGCCAATAGCGTCCATCTCGGCCTGTAGAGCTGCCCTTAGCCTATCTTTAGCTTTTTTCGCCTCATCAGCTATTAGGCTGACTGCCGCTAGTTCCAAACTCAGTTCCTTGATTCCCATTCTTGCGCTCCCTTTCCTTAGCTCTTCTTAACCTAGTTTCAAGCGATTCTAGGTTGATACCGCAATCTTTAGCAATGAACTCTTTATCAAATCCCCATTCCATCAGCTGACGGATATATCTAATAGAATGGGGTTTGCTCATTTGTCCTTCCCTGCCCAGCCTTCGCCTTTGAAGTGGATTGGATTGGGTCTCCAGACTCTCCACATTGCAACGCTGCAATTATCGCAGATTACTTCACTTCTTAAAGTGATTGGCTGATACTCATCTTTGGTCGCTTCACATTTATCGCAGCGATATTCATAAAGCGGCATTATAAGGTCTTTCTTTTGTCTCATTACCAGTCCAATAGCGTTCTGATATTTCTTCCAATCCAGCAGCTAATCGGCATATTCGACACTTTGCTGCCTTCATTTTCCATTTACCGCATTGGTCGCACCGGACAATATCGTCCTCTTTGGCAGTTACGCGATCTGCTGGATAAATGATTCTTTGCATAAAGCACCTTTGGCATTCAACTAGCCAAACTTCCTCAGGTGCTTCAGCAATATCTGTTGAATCGTATTTATGCAACTCAATATGCGGAGTAACTAGCTTGCAATTTGAGCAGATAAATGGATGAGCATCTTGTTTCATTTCTGAAAGACCCAATGCCCATCTGAACCAATACGCATCCACTTCGCAGGATGACCAGACTTAGGAGTTGGACATACCCAGCCCCTATATTCTTTGCCTTCTTTAGTGCCAGTCTTTAGCACCATTGGCCCATCCCCACCAGAGCAGAGCGGTATCTCATCAATTATCTCAGCACCTAATTGATTTGCTATCTCACTTACATCCCAAACAATTGGCTCAGGATGATTAGGGCGTTGCTCTTTTATGAATTCCGCAAGAGCTGGCTTAGTCGTTTCAATTGCCTTCTTTGGGCTCGGTTTAGTCTTAGCGAAGTATCCAGCGAGGTTAAGTGCGCGTCCCAGCGATCCAGTTTCCGCAAGCTCGAGTGCATATTGCTTGGATTTAGACTCACTGGATAAACCTGTAGTCCAAGGGTGTGCGTCAGCTTCAGTGCGATATAACTCAGTTTTAATGATATAGACATCACAATTAGCCACAAGCGACTCCGCCAAGATATGAGTCTTGATTCTATAATCTGGATAAGCATTTATAAACTCCTTTAATCGGTCTTGAACTGAAACATAATCATCAAGGTAATTCGACATTTAACTTCTCTCTCCCTGCGAAATCATTTATCGCATCTTCTAATTGTTCTTTCAATGAATAAAATGTGCCATCTGGCCAATTCTGAACTTCATCGGCGCAAGGCTGGCAATAGAACCTAACCTGTGCTTTTCGAAGTGGTGTCTCGCTTTGGACTTTCCAAACTGCTGGAGTCATAGCTCTTAAATCCCAGCCGTTCTTATTTGCTCCCCAGCGATATTTGCAGTAATCGCAGTATTGATTTTGATTATGATTGCGAGTCAGACTCAATGTCGTCCCAATCTTCTGGTGTAGAAAATCTGCATCGACCCAAGATAGCGGCGTATCCAATGAGATCGAGATACGAATCCTCGCGCTCTGGACTTTCCACCATTCTTGAGAGTTTTGTTGCAATAGCAATAATTGCCAATTCAGATGGGTCTCTGAGCTGAATACCGAGTGCTCTCGCGATTTTGTAAATGCGTAGAAAATTGTGCCTCGGGTCTCCATACTCAATCCCTCGGTCGAATAAGGTAGCACCAGCTTCTTCAAGCCATTCACTTAACGATTTCTGTGTATCGGACACTTGACCTGCCTCTCTTATAGCCTTCATTAAAAGCTTTGGCTTTGGCTGAAGTAAATAAACTCCAGATATAAAGGCCGATAAATGGAACTCCAATGATTATTCCTACTACTGCTTCATCAGATAAATTAGGCAACATCTGCGCTCACCCCATATTTATCAAGCCAGTATGCAGAGATTTCAGCCTTAGATAAACGGCCTCTGAGTTGTTTCTTACCCATCCGCTCTTTAGCGAATCGCCTGATTATTGATCCCTTAACCCAATTTGTCTCATCAGTCCAAGCACCAGCTTGCGAATCAAATCGAATAAGAGCTACTTTATTTACCATTTTGCTCCCGTTCTGTAATCCCTAAATGGATTAACGGGCTAAATGTATTTGATTAAATCTATTTAGACCAGCAATAAGTCGGCGAGTCGTATATCTAAAAAACCAGCAAGTCGCTCATTGGTGGCTTTATTGCCGAAGTCAGTAGTTATAGGCAACCGCTTCAAAGCCCACTCAGGCTCGATTAGAGCCCCTAAATCGAACTGATAGACCCCGTGAGGGGTTGAATTGATATAAAGGGTTTTAGCGCCCGTTCTAGCCCTTATATCGGCCAGATAATCCCACTTCTTCTTCTCAATCATCAAAGTATCGTAGTGGGTTCTTCGGCATTTAAGCTCTATATAGGAATTGTGGGTTATGCCATCTGCTCGGTCGGTCGCTGATAGGGGCGTTAAGTCTGGATAAAGCGACTTAAGAGCCTCAAAGAGTTCAACCTCTCGAAAGTAGATTAGTTGTCCTCTTCTCCATCTTCCCAACCAATCTTTCTCATTGGGTCATCGAGTGGCACTATCCAATCGGGATAAGAGCTACGATCCATAGCAAATGCCAAGGCAGTTCCCTCATCCATACCTGCTCTGCGACAAGCTTTATAAACTTCATTGGCAGCAATAGCCCAGAAATCAAGCTTTGTTAATGGGGTTTCTTTAGTAGTCCTGCGTCTCTTGGGACGCTTGACTGGCTTCTTACTTACGCGCTTTCGCGTTGCCATTTCTGACCCCTTTCGCTAGGGCCAATTCTAGCTGAGACTCCATTTTATCAAGGCGCGACACTATGGGGATATTTTCCAATTTAATTATGTAGCGAAGGCCAGCAATCAGTAGAGCAATAGATCCCAATACTGAGGCAACTAAGGTTGCAAGCTCAGGCGCTGGCATTACTTGACTTTGCCGTAGCGCTCGTAATTAGGGTTTAGCCAATTGATGATACTAGGCAAGACTGATACGAGAGCTGCATTGGCAATTGCATCGACATCTAGGCCGACTGCCAGATAGGTCGCTAGTGCCGTTGCTAGAAATGTCTTGGCCCAGCTCTCTGCCATTTTCTTTAGGTCGCTCATTAGCTTCTCCTTCGAGGTTGAAATAACTGCCATCTTTGTCTCCCAAAGTTGTAAATGAAATATGGAAATGCGACCGGTGAGGATTGGAACCTTTGTAGGTTCTGCGTTTCCATCCCAGTATCGGACTCATAATCTTTCCATCAAAAATAATGTAAGCAATTCGTTTATCGCCTTTCTTGGCGCATTTACGAATCTTCTCGACCAGCGCATAAGCTTCTTCTTTATGTGCCGATAGGTCAGAATCTATATCTATAGCTCTGACGATTCCTCTTTCGTCTGGTATATGGTCAGAACTGCCCTTTGCAAGATGCCGAGCATCAGCCACCCAGCCATCAGACTTACGATCCCTATCAGGATAGTCGTCATCTATCTGCTCCCTGAGCTGCTGGCCTGCTCTGCAAAGTTTTGCCATATTCCTACGAGATTGTGCCGTTTTCTTCTGCCTCTGGGTCTTCTAGCCAGCGCAGATAGCGTTGATAGTCTGAGTTTGCAGGGTCAGCAATAAACGAATATCTGACTCCATTTTCTTCATACCAAATAGTTCCGTTTTCTTCTTCTGTGTATTGTCTAGTCATTTTTATAACTCCGCAGATACAGCGACCGATGAGGACGCATTGTTTGTGGTTACCAATCCAGATTGACCAGCAGTAAGACCACTCAATCCAGTTTTATTAAGACCTACAACGCGAGCAGTAGTGTTTCCACCAAGGCTAAAATCATTAAAAGTAGTTCCTAGCGTTGTGTAAATCTGATAATAATTTGTTCCAGAGACAACGCTTAAAGTCGGCGTTGTTCGCATTTCAACTGGTAAATGGATAAAGGCATCAAAAGCAGTAGTTGCATAACTGTTAGCCATACCTAGTGCTTTACCATTGCCTGAAGCGAGAAGTTGATAATACCTGTGGCAAGCGGCTAACTCGCCTTGAAGTGTGCCAGTTGCGGTTTGGAACGCGGTGGCAACTGAGCCTGCCTCTGCCTGAACGCCCCAAATATCAAAGGTGTTTGTTTGAATTCCTAGTGAAGTTGTCCTAGCATCATAAGTAGAACCACCGGAAAACCAAATCTGAATACCCAAAGCCCCATCATTAGTTGTTCCTATAGTTTTACCAGAAATACTAGGAACCGCGACAGTGTATGAATATCTTGCCCAAGAGGTTGTTATTTCCTCTTTTCCTGCTGCGGTAGTCACACTAGCACTAGGCGAACCGCCGGTACCAAAACTCTGTTGAATGGCAACCGCTATGCTAGGTGTTCCAGAAGCGGCTTTTGCCCAAAATGAAATCGTTATAGTTTCTCCTGCAAAAGTGCGAACACTTTCAATCAGTTGTGTTGCATTGGCTCTTGCACCCGCGCCACTTTGACCAGTCACATCATAACGATAAAAATTTTTCGCTTCGTATCCTGCAACCGGAGCAGTTCCAGGGGTAAATGTTTCGGCTGTCCTTGTCACCGTTCCGGTAGATGCACTTGTGCATTGCCATCGGTCAAACTCATAAACATCGCCGCCTGAAGTATTGCTTGTAAATCCGCGTTGATTGATACGGAAATCACCATTGATGATTTTGTTTTTACCAGCCGCAAAATTCTGCGACCATCGGAGTCCTACCGATTCGGCACTATCCGCGACAAGTGTTTCGCCGTTATTTCCAACTGCTAGGCGGGCTGGTGTGTCTGCTGCTGATGCAGCAATGAGATCACCTTTAGCATCAACTATTGCATTTTGAATAGCATTAGCGTCATCAGTTGTAACCCAAGTGTAATCAAGGTCGGTATTGGAAGCTTTGCTTAATACTTGACCAGTTGTCCCACCTTTAAGATCAACGAATGAGGTATCTATAGATGAGCCAAGGGTTCTGATGGCTAAAGCGCCATCCTTGACTAAATCTGTATCGTCTGGGGTATCCCATCCGAAGTTAGTAGTTGTTGCCATTTAGCTTATAACTCCTATCGCGTCTTGCCATTCTAGCGTATTAAGAACACTATTCCAGCTTTCAGCCGCATTGACTTGAGCCCATTGTTGGGCAACTGCCGAGAACTCTGTTGGGGTAGCCAAGAAGGTAATTGAGAGGCCCGAGACTGAAGCGTTAAAAGTCCAGCCTTCGACAAAGCCAGTAAATTCGCCACCAAGGATATTAAGAGGCAGGTTGGTAATTCTGACTGGCTGACCCATAAATATATTAAGTAAAGCATCTCTATCTGAATTATCGATTTCAGGGGATTGAAGTGGAAAAGTGATGGATTGGAAAGTATTTCTTGGATAGGCGCGAAGCTGGATTAGGCGATCTGCTACATCTTCGACATCAGCGGTGTTTTTTAGGTAGCTACTAAACTGCTCAGCGAATAGCCCAAAAGTTGCTTGGGAAGTTGTGTCCTGAGCAGTATATGAGCTATTGAAATTGTTGCCATAATCCATAATGATTTTATTGGCTAAATCTCCTTGACGCTGGATAACGCCAATGCCAGAAGCAATGGCGTGAGAAGCGTCTAAATCTGTGTAGCCATTAGCCACTAGGTAATCTTGACGATGGCTTGCGTCTGCATATCCGATAAGACCATTAGCATCTTCGTATAGATAACCCAGCGCTGAATTAGCAATTGAATTGGCTATTGGGGCAATGACGCTATCTGTAATTTGGCGGCTGACCATTGTGTATTCGCCAGCATCAATATCTCCTAAGCCGATATTTTGTGAATCAGCCCAAGTTTCCGTTGCATTATAGGTTGCCCAAGTTTCAGCTGGTGGGACTTCATTCCAATTATTAAGAAGCAAGTCATCAAGTAAATCTAATATCTGAGCTCCATCTAGCCCTTCAGCCAAATTGCCATCAAAGATAGCCCTTTGCAATCTTGAAAGTGCTCCAATGGCAGTAATACGAAGGCTGGTGATAATTGCACTTGAGCCAGCGCTTCTTACTATTTGGCGTAGATCTGAAATTCTACCGCCAAAGAGAGCCACATAATTACCGGTGGTGTTTTTAATCTCAACTGTAACTGCCGTATTGATTGTGAATGAGTAGTTAGTCCCATCGGTATTTATAACCTCAAGCGAGCAATACCCAGCAGGAGTTGGTGAGTTAATATCTTGACGGCCAGAGGTAATAGTTAGATTGCTCAGAGTAACTGAGGTTAGCTCTGTGCCATTGACCTTGATTCGCCAATCCGGAGTCCAAAGCGTCATAAGATTTGAGCCGAAGTCCTTAAATCGCCAGCGCCAGTAGTTCCGCGATTGGTGGAGTTATTAAGAGCCAAGATAACTGCTCTAGTAAATCCTTCTTCATCAATAGCGCTTGGAGCATTTACATTAATTATCACATTGCCGCGCTCTTCTCCTGCTCTAGCAGCAGCAACATCAAATCCAGATGGAATTGCATTACCGCTTGGCACTAGCCTTGATGGAGTGCTAACTGTTGATCCAGATGGAGTGCTAGGTGTAGTTGCTTTAGGAACTGATGGAATGCTTGGGCTGCTAGGCGCGGTTGGAATCTTTGGAAGACTAGAACTGCCACCTACGCTAGGAGCTGTAAAAGTAGGTTTAGAAATGGTAGGAATATTAGGCAATAAAGGTATGGCGTTATAAGCTTTAATAAGAGCATTGATGCCATCAATTGCAAGACCTACTGCTCCTTGGATTCCCCTAACTACCGCGCCGATTACATCTAAGACACCGCCAGCGACTTTGCCAATAAATCCTAAAGCAGAACCAAAGCCATTGAGCAAAATAGGAACTATAAAGTCTTTAATGAAGTTATAGAGAATTGTTAGAGATTCTTTATTGCGAGCAATAGCATCGGTTACAGGCTGAATAGCTGCATCTTTAAATTTAATGAAATTGGGTATTACGACATTTATAAAATAATCTAAAAGTCTTTGGAGTGTAGGCAATAAGGCTGCTCCAATTGATTCTTTGGCTTCATCAAAACCGACCTTAAGCCTAGCTAGTTGCCCTTCAAAAGTATTGGCTTGAACTGTTGCCGCTCCACCAAAAGTATCAGCTAGTTTTTTAGTAGTTCCTTCTAAGCCAAGAGCTTTGATTTCAGTTGTAGATAAACCGATACCAAGTCTGCCTAAAGCGCTTGTATTGCCTTCATAAGCCTTACCAAGGGCATTTGATACGGCTTCTACATCTTTGCCAGTAGCAGCAGAAATATCTAGGGCTAGGGTTAATAAATCTTGAGACTTGCTAACTGATCCTGTAGCAACTGCTAAACGCTGAAGCGCTGGGCGCAGTTTATCGTCTGCAACGCCAGTAGCTAGGGAGGTCTTTAATATCTGTTCTTCAACTGCTGCAATTTGTTTATTCGTTGCGCCAGTTACATTCTGTAAGGCATTGGCTAGGCGCTTTTGGGCAGCCTCATCTTCAATAGCTGCCTTGACCCCATCAACTGCTAACTTGACTGCATATGCCGCTGCTGCTGCAGCTGCTGCTGCGAAGGCGGCTGCTGCAACCTTGCCAAACTTCTCTAACTTACCGCCAAAGCCTTCAACCTCTTTAGAGCCAGTATCAAGATTTTTCTTGAGATCAGCAACATCAGCAAGAATCGAGAGCTTGAGCGTTCTACTGCCAGCCATTACTTATCCCACTCTTTCAATATCTTGGAGAATGCTTCTTGCCATTTCTTAATCAATTCAGGCTGAATCTTACGAAGGGTTGGGTAGATAAAGTAGCCAGCGTTTCCGCGACCTTTGCTGGGTGTTCTTCTGGGGAACTGACGCAAGCGATTACTTCCAAATTCATAACCCGCCCAGAGTTTTTGTGTGCTACCGCCACCAGAAAAGCGCTGACTTGCAAAGCCGTAAGAAAACTCTCCGATTTTGGAACTGGCCGAGACTTTAACGCCTGTTGCAATTCTTCTAACTGCTTCTTGACCAAAAGTCCTTGTGAGTGCATAGGCTTTGATTTCGTTTGCTGCATAAGTAGCCAGCGCGCTAGATTCTTGTTTAGCTTGGCTAACGGCTTCATCATCCATCGCTTTGAAAGCGGTAATGATTGAGCGGAGCTCGCGCTTGTCATAGCTGATTGGTAACTCATCTGCCACCGCTACGCTCCTTTAATATATCTATGGCCGTCATTACTTGGTCGATATCTGTCCAGTAAGGCATTGGAATCCCAGTTGCGATAGCAATCTCGATGATTAGTCGGTTGATGCTTCCGGGCTCGTAACTTTTGGGCTTTCATCTCCAATCGTCATTTCCTCAACTGTCAGCTCCCAAATCTCTTGGGACTTGGTTGGCTTCCCTGCTGCTTCGCGCTTATACGCAAAGTAAGCAAGATCTAAGAAGTCCGCTTGCTGGTAGGCCGAAATATCCTTCATTGAATAAATCGACTTACCAGTTTTGCGTTCCCACTTAGCCCATTCTGGCAATCCAGCCTGATAAGTGACTGATTCGCCTGAGCTGTATTTAATTGTGATTGATATTTTCATAGCTCCCGATGCTCCGATCTCTTAGCTGAAGGTCTCTGTTGGAGTTCCAACGACAGTCATTGTCCAAGTATCAGTTAGCGCTCCTGGAGCTGCGCCACCTGCTGCTGGAAAGACTGGTAATACATTGAAAGCAAATACTGCGCCAGTTACGGCAGTAAATGAAACTGCGAGTGTCGTGTTTGGTGCTGATTCAGCATCAGACCACATTGCCTCGAATAGTGAGCTAGCAGCTCCCCAATCCTGTAGCAATTCGATTGTGAATGTCCATTGCTTATCAACGGACTTATAAGCGCGACCATCAAGGGTTTGATAGGTCTCGATAATTGTGTCGCAGCTTAGGACTGCGCTAGTTGTCTGGGCGTCATAAGCAGCGCTATCGAGTGTAAAGGTTACATCGCGCCCAGTAATTACTGTAGTTGCCATTTGGGTCTCCTATGCGGTTTGCTCGTAGCGGACGCTCAAGCGTATATCTGAAACTAACAGGGTCGTAGTTCCTACTTCTGTTACCGAAGGTCTTTCGACTATTGATAACTCATACTTGGAAGCGTTAAGCGCTCCAAGAATACTAATAATTAATTGCTCTAAATTGTCTAAAGCAGCAGCGTTGCTGAAATACGCAACGCAAGCGGTAATGGTGTAATTTAATTTAACTCTTGTTGTAGCTTTGCCCAAAACTTCAAGCTCCATATAGGGCGAGTCTGGAATGACTATAATCGCTGGAACAATGGGGGCTTCTGGAACTGAGTCATAAATATTAGCGGTGCATCCTGCTAAAGCGGTCTTTAGCGCTCCTCTAACATCTGTAGCAATTGTGCTGGCTGGCATTAGCCCACCATAGTTTCAACATCAAGGTATGGGCCAAGTAAGCCAGTTACCTTGGCAAGTAAATTCTTGGATAGGCGATAAGGGGTTACTGCAAAATCTACGCCTTCGATTGATCCACCAGCGGCGGTTCTGGATTGAAAGATTTCAACGGAGATAGCCAAAATAGCAGCTTCAGCATTGGGGTTTCCGACATAGGTCGATAATCCAGATAGCGCAGCGTTTCCTGCTGGGATGATATTTTTTTCCAATATGTCTGCATTGGTGATTGCGACTGTAAATACATAATCT